CACCAGCTGTAAGAACAACACCAATTTGGCTGCTTTGTTCAATTTTATTAGGTGTTAAAGAAGAACTATCATCTAAACGAGTGTAGTTACCACTTAAATTTGCCTTGTAAAAAGGTATATTGACGAAATTTCCGCCATTTGTTGAGCTTAAGTTAAGCTCAGGTAGAGGTGCTAAAACGCCACTTTGAAGAAAACTATCTCTTAAAGTTGTCTCTTCAATAATGGAATCAGCAAACACCTCTGGAACAATAATGTCCGCTAAAGTAGTTGCCATTTCAAAAATGAAAATGAAAGATTTACAAAGTTGAGCACAGCCCTCTAAATGTCAGCACAGCTTCAATTTAGCTTTTCAAATCAGCACAGCCGAATTTGTTATTACTAAAACTATAACTCAATATTTCTTATTTGTAATTTTTAGCAATTTTTTTTGCTTCTAGCCATGCTTCACGACCATATTTTTGATGAATTTCCATAGCTGCTGTATCTTCACCTTTTGCCATACGTTTTAATAAATTTTCATCAATTCCAGCAATATTTCCTACAGATTCAGATTTACCAATAGGTGCACCCGAACCAGTTGGTGCTTGATGTTTTAATGCCCATGTTTGAACTTTTTCTTTTACTGCTTCTTGTATAGGTTTGCTAGTAAATCCATCATCTGACAAATAAACAACACTTCCATCTTTTTGTACTTGTATTTTGTCTCTATCTAATTTACCCATTGCATAATCAGGATCATGAACTATTTCAGATAAAGCACTTACAGCAGGTGTAACTAGTTTTAAATCCTTTAACTCATTTTTTAAATTATTTATTTCTATATCTTTTTTTTCAATAGCTTCACGAAACTGTTCTTCTCTTTTATTTAATGCTTCTGAATATTGTCCTTTTTCTTCCAATCTTTCTTGTTCAACTTTCCGTTTAAATTCAATAAGTGCTTGAACATCTGTACCTTCTGGAAGAGATGCAACAGATTTTGCATTAGAAGTTATTTTTTGTTTTTCTTCAACTACTTCTCTATTTTTTTGTTTTAATAATTCAATTTCTTTTTTCAGTGAATTTATTTCAGCTGAAGCATCAACAGTTGTTGCGGGATTTTCTTCTGACATATAAAAAATTTAAAGTAATCCTAATATACCTTGTTTTTAAAAAATTAGCATTTCCAACGTCTTAAAGCCTTATTTATTCTGCTATTTGGATCATTTGCTTTTTTGCTACCTGTTAGTTTCTTTTTCATACCTTTCATGCGACTACAAAATGATTTTCGTCTACTTGCTGCTTTGCTTCCAGGTTTAACTTTACCTGTAACAGGTGCTTGTAAATTTCCGCCTGTTGCTTTGTTATATTTTGCGCGACCTTTAGCAGTTAATCCACCTTTTTTGGATCTTTCTCCTTTTTTTAAAGATAAATTAACTGGTTTACGCTTTTTTTTCATTTTTTTGTTTTGGTTTTACGTTTGCGTCTCATTTGAAATGAAATCTTTTTTTTACCTGTTTTAGCTTTTGTAAATTTTCTTTTTTCAGCTGGTGTTAATTCTGAAAGTGTTTTAGGTGTTTTACTTGAAACTCGTTTAGTAGGCCTACAAGCAGGATACCCTTTTCTTTTTTTTTCAGATTTTTTTCTTCCACAAGGTTTACCAGTTTTAACATCAACCCATTTTTCTTTAAACCAATCGGTTAAACCACCTGGAGCCCTACTTTTTTTTGCCACGTTTAGCACCTTTTTTTGTTTTTGCTTTTGGCTTGTTAACAGTAGTATAACCTCCGCCGGCTCTTTGATATGCTTGGACTAATTGAGCACTAGCATAAGCACTAGGCCAACGTTTAACACGTGCTTTAACTCTAGCTTTTACACGTGCATATAGTTCCGGATCGGTTGGTTTGTTTACCTTTGCCATTACTTTTTAGCAACTTTTTTTTTTCCTTTTTTCTTTTTAGGCGGTCTACCAACCATTGATCCGTAAGTTCCTTTTCCTTTTGGCATAATTTTAAAAGTAACTATCTATAGTTTACTATTTATTTCTTTTTTCGTCTTGTCTTTTTCTTTTTTCCTGCTGTAGATAATGCAATTGCTATTGCCTGTTTAAAAGGTTTCCCTTCTTTTCGTAAAGTTTCAATATTTTTCGAAATACTTTTACGTGATTTTCCTTTTTTTAATGGCATAAATTTATATATTATTTATTTATAATTATAATTATTTTTTCTTATATAACTTAGTTAGCTGATCTAAAGATTTTCTAGTTCCATCTTTTTTAATAAATTTTCTCATAGCTTCTGTTGGTGAATTATATTTTTTTCTTAATCCTTTAAAAACTTCAAAACCTTTAATACCTAAAACCTTTTCACCGTAAGCAGTTCCTTTACCAGGTTCTTTCTTATTAAGAGAATTTACTTTTTTTTCAAACCATTGACCATAAGTTTCTCCATCAGGAACAAATTCTTTATTAGTAATAGGTCCAATAGGTATTGGTATATCAACAGATCTACAATTAAAATGTTGGGGTGGATAAGGTCCTTGACCTACTTTATACCTTTTACCATCTAATGCTCTACAAATAGCCGAAGTTTTTTGGTCATGAATTGCAGAATATTCCCATTTTTTTACAATATTAGGATTTATTTGATAACTTTTACGACTTATTTCTGTATTTAGTTGATGTACAGTTGTTTTTACTAATGTTTTTGTCTGTGCATTACTTAAGGCAGTAACTAAACCACCTTTTGATTTTGGATTAAAATTTAATGTTCCTATTAATTCTCTTTGAATTGTTTGTAAATTTCTACCTTCTGCAAGACCTTGCCTAACAGTATGAGCAAATCTTTCTGCTGTTTTTTCTGTTAAGCCTTCAAAAGCTTTTGCTACTACCTGACCGTTAGGTAAAACTATTTCTTTACCGATAGCAGCAGTTAAAGCAAAACGTGATTGAATAGCTTGTAAACTAGTGGTATCTTTAAAAACATCAAAAACTTTTCCTTTTGGCAGTCCTATTTGATTACTTTTTGTAGGATCAAATCTAATTAAACTATCAACAAAATTTGGATCAAGCTGTAAAGCATTTATTTGCCCACTTAATTCAGCTGGTGCAATATCTTCTAATAAACCTTCAATAAAATCTTTTTGTATATTTGCCACATCTTTTAATTCTTTTACCATTATTCCTAAACTAGTATTTTTCCACCTTTCTAGGTCATTTTTTACTTGTTTTAATATACTTTTTAAACGTATTTCTCTTGTTTTATCTAATCCAGGACCAATAGGAATTTTTTGAAGCCTTTCAGCTGCATTAATCATTATTTTGTTATAAGTTTCAATTAACCGAGCAGCTAAATCGTTTTCATATCTATTTAAATCAATTTGATTGCGATAAAATTTTTCTGGTATAGACATTATTCATTATCTTCAGCTTCAGATTGTTCAGCCATAACTTGGTTTATATTTTGATTTCTTTCTCTTAAATCGCCTAATTCACTACGATCTAACATTTCTTCAATATCTAAATCTTCTGATAATACTTCTCCTTCAACTAATTTTTTCAGTAGTTCTTCTTGATCAATAACTCCTGCAGCATAAATTTTAAGTAAAGCATCTATTTGATTAGGATCTAAACTTGTATCTACAAAATCTCTATTAACAAAAGAAGTTCCAGCTACACTTTGATTTTCAAATTTGGCATGAAATTTTAAACAATTATCAATTAAATCTTGTATTTGTTGACTTAAAACCATCATAGTAGAGTCGCCTTGCGATCTATCAATTCTTTTAGACTGTGCTGTTTCCGCACTCATTTTTTGCCCAAGTATAGCTGCTAAACCTAATTCATTAATTTGATATTCTAATTTATCTATTCTTTCTTTTTGAGCAGTAAAACTATTTCCATTTGGTTCAATATAACTTGCACTACTTCCTTCAGGTAAAGATAATGCTTCACTTGGACCAGCAGAAACCTCTTCAGCTGCAGCAGGAAATCCAAAAAAAGCAAGCATGGGAACTGCGCTTATATGTAATTGATTATCATAGTCGCTTTGAATTTGATAGCTTTTGATGTTTAATTCAGCAATATCTTCTAAAGGAGGTCTTGATTCATATATTCCAACTTTATTCGAATAAGCAATTGAAAAAGGAATGAAGTCTAAACTTGTAGTTCCTTCTTCTACTTGTTTAAAGTCACCATCTTTGTTACGTTGAAAAATTTGAAATGTTCCAGGTTCAAGAACTCTTATTTGCTCAATTGTTTCTTCACCATAAGTTCCTTTTGGTTTTACTATTCTTTCGGTTAATCTTAATTGTGTTAATTTTCTCATGCCATTTTCAATTTCTGTTCGCCAACCAATAATGTCTCGTGGAGTGTATGGAATCCAATAAGGTCTACCACCATTTGATGGTGCATCAACTAATACACCAATATGACCATAACGAATACATAATCGAGAAATATTATAAATAAAATTAGTTAAATTATTTCCTTCTAAGTCAACATCAAATAATTGTTCTTCAATTCTTTCAGGTACATCAATTAATCTAACTGGTTTACGCGTAAGCATACCAGCCAACATTCTTTCCATTCTTACATAGTAAGGTGGACAAACTGAACGAGAAAGTCGAACGTCATATGACTCATCTTCTTCACGTGGTTCTTGTTTTAAATAAATTCTTGCTTTACCTCTAATTTTACTTGTGCCTTCAACTAAATCTTCTATAAGTCCCCAATGACTTTGCATATTTCGCCACGCTTGATTCTGCTGTTGTACTTCCGTAACCTGTATTTCAAAATTATCAATTTTATTTGTGAAAAAAGAACTATACATTGTTTTATTTTAATAATATCAGGTCTTTAATAAATTCTAATACCTGTTTTATTTCCTGCCTTACTATAAATCATATTAAACTCTCTGTAGCATAAATAACCCAAAGCATCATTAAGATGGTCATATCCGTTTTGTTTATCTGGATCACCTGTTTTTTCATCATAACTTTGAAGTTCTAAACATTCGATTACGCGTCGGCAACCGGCATATACCGCCAAACGCACCCGTCCTTTCGAGTTTTCCAGGAGTGCTTGTAAGGTTTGAACTCTGTCTTTAATTGGTGGGTTGCTGCGTAATGCCATGCTTGTAAAACCATAGCTTTGCAAAATGGCAATATCTGTTTTGCTTGCATTGATTGTTGATCTATTGGCACCACTAGCATCTGGATAAACTAAAATCTTATTTCTACCATAACGTCTAACTATTTCTTTAGCTAGAGCATCAGTATCAATTTGTTTTGTAATTTCATCGATAATAATTAATTTATCTCCGGTCGTAACACAAACCACTGCGTTGCAATTCATAACGTTAAAGTCAATTCCAATTTTAATAATTTCGTTTTCAATAGGAAATGGTAATTTATCAATTACATGCTTGTTTCGATTAAACCTGGAATAAACAGCTCCCGTAGTTAAATTCGTAAAGTTTCCATTTAAATATGCCTGGATTAGTTGCGGCGGATAGTTTTCTAATAAAGAATCAATAAAACCTTCGGGCAAATATGGATTATCGCTTGTTTTTGCTTTTATTAATCTTGTATCTTCTTTGGCATTTTTTTCAAATGTTTCAAACGCCCACGAATGACCCTCAGGAGTTGTTGTTGCATAAAATTGTTGAATATTACCCGACCTCAGTCTGGCTAAAGCCATATTCATAGCTTGCTCTGCGTCTCTTTTTGGTACAGTATCAGCTTCATCAAATCCAACTGCACATAAGTTTTGTCCGCGTAATCGTTGATAAGTAAGAATAGTTCTTAATAAAATTGTATGCGTACCTTCTTGAAAAGATAAAACATATTCTGGAAGAGGTGAAGCTCTAAAAGTATATGGTATTTGCCACTCTTCTAATAAATCATTCATAGTTCGCATTAAAATGTCCCGGAGCATAGGTGACGTAGGTTCAAAAACAGCCGAGATGTGTCCAACATTCATAGCTGCAAGCATAAAAGATTTTGAAACTAAAGCATAAGTTTTACCTGCGCCAAAGCCACAAACTAAAGCTAATTTTCTGTGATTCGTATCTTCACAAAACTTTTGTTGATGGGGTAATAAATTATTTTGAATTTTAGTTATAACTTCATTAGCAGAAGGTAATTCATATAAACCATTTCCACTTAATACATGGCCTTGTTTTAAAGTATCTAAAAAACTCACGAGCAAAGATCAGCTAATTTAGCTGCAGTATTTATAGCCCCAAGAGCAATATTAAATTGACCTGCGTTTCTTGCTTCCATTTGTAAAGTAGAACATTGAGCCAATAAATCAGCAATCATTTGTGGCCTTTCAATATCCCAATCTTTTTTAATTTCATCTCTAGCTTTCTTTAAATAATTATCAACTGTAGCTTCAGACACCCCCCAGTTTTCCCTAGCGTATCGTAGACAATCAGACCTTC